CGCCAGGAGATGATAAAAGTATTTTCTGGCGTGTAACCTTCTTTTGGATTTTTTCTATCGAAGGTGCAACTATTCTCTGACCTATTCTCCGCAAAATAGTCTATCTCTAGTCCTAGAATAGGGCAATAGACCGGCCAGGAAAGGTCACCAAAAGCAACTGTAAAAGGGATACCAAGACGTTTGGCGTTAGCTTTCTTTGTTCTATATTTTGACCTTTGAATACCATAGAGAGAAGAGTCATTCTTATCTCCCCACTTCTGTTTAAAAGCCGCTTCTCTTTTTGCCCTTTTTGCACCTTTACCGATAGCTGTGGGAAGAATACCATACCTTTGACAAATCTGTTTAATCCTTTGTCTCGATACGCCATAGTGCTCACCAATTTCTCTCAACGTCTTATCTTGTGAACCGAGAGAAAGGATATTAGGGACTTCTTCTTTCCAATCAATACCGGGGACAAACATGAGAAACCTCCTTACTAGACATAATACAGATATTATAACCTATCGAAACTTGCAAGTCAAGCCTCATATAGTGTAATATAGAAGTTATGATTAAAACATTAAAGAGTAACATCTACAAGGAATTGAAAAAAGAAGAAGTTATTCTTATCCTTGTAGAATATTTGAAAGAGCAAGAGAATCTAATAATTAGAGAAATGTACAACCAGGAGAATTTTACAAAATCCTGGGCAGAGTTTCTGGCTTTCAAGCTTGGTATGTTGAAAGCTTTTTCTAAAGTAGTTGATTTTCTTCCTGACCAAGGAGAAGTAATTGAGTGAAACGATTTTCGATCAGGTGACCCCTGATGTAGTAGAACCCCAGCAAAATGCAATTCCGACCGAACTTGCAGAATTTGTGGGAGAAGGAAAGAAGTATCAAACGGTAGAGGATGCATTGAAGAGTATTCCCCATGCTCAATCTCATATTCAGAAACTTGAGGAAGAGATGAAGCAAGCAAGGGAAGAACTGGCAAAGCGTAAAGCTGCCGAAGAACTTCTGGAAGAATTTAAGACCCAAGGGATGCCAGAGAATAAAGCTGCTCCCCTGGATATGGAAGCCCTCACTAAAGTTGTCGAGAATGCCCTGTCGGCCAAGGAAGCCCAGAAAGCAGCTCAGAACAACATCAATACTGTAGTGAATGCTTTCAATAGTAAGTTTGGAGAGAAAGGCCCGGAGCAGTATAAACTGCTTGCACAAGAGACGGGTGTTCCTCTGGAAGCTTTGAATAAGCTGGCTGCGACAAGCCCCCAAGCTGTATTCAGGTTGGCAGGACTGGAAGCTAAAAGCTTCACTCCTGGCAAGACTTCCAGTAGCGTTAACACTACGACTATGCAGAACCAGGGACAAGCTCTCAGTGTAAAAGTAAAGCCCGTTGGCGCTACTACCAAGGAACTTGTAAGTGCTTGGAGAAATGCTGGCGAATTGGTTAAACAAGAATTGGGAATTAAGGAGTAATAAATGTCTCAACTGACTACTAACACTGGTGCCTTTATTGAGGCGCAAAAGTACTCCAAGTTTATCTTGGAGAATATGGATGATGTCCTTCTGCCTGAGAGTTTCTATCGGGACGTAAGTGACTTCGGTTCTGGCACCACCCTGAACATCAAGACCGTGGGTACTGTCACCCTGCAAGATGCAGATGAAGATGTGCCTCTGATTTACAATCCGATTGACACTGGCGTTGTCAACCTCACCATTACCGATTATGTTGGTGATGCTTGGAAAGTCTCTGACGATCTGTATGAGGATGGCGATCAAGTTGATACGCTGATGGCTATGCGGGCTCAGGAATCTACCCGTGCGCTTGGTGAGTATTTTGAAACCAAGTTCCTCTCTGCTGGTAATGCTGCTCAAACTAATGCCGACATTAACCTCGTTAATGGTCGGCCTCACCGTTGGGTTGGTTCTACCGCTGGTAACGTCCGGAAGATTACTCTGGCTGACTTCATTGCCATGAAACTGTCTTTCGATAAAGCTAACGTGCCTCAAGCTGGCCGTATCGCCATTGTTGACCCCATCGTGGAAGCTACGATTAATGGTCTGATTTTGAACACTACCTCTGTGTCTTACAATCCTCAGTTTGAGGGTCTGATGACCTCTGGTTTTGCTTCTAGTCACCGTTTCGTTCGTAACATCATGGGCTTCGATGTCTACACCAGCAACTTCCTGCCGCTAAAGACTGCGACGGAAGCTCTGAATGCCTCCAGCTATGGTCTGACTTCTGAAACTGCTCAAATCGGTGACGTTGTGAACCTGTTCATGTCGGTGGCAGATGACCAGTCTAAGCCTGTGATGCATGCTTGGCGGAGACAGCCGAAGACTGAGGGTTGGCGTGATAGCGAAGTAAGAGCGAATAAGTTCCAAGTGACCTCTCGCTTTGGCTTCGGTGCCCAACGTGTTGATACCCTTGGCGCTATCATCACCACCTCTACCGCTTACTAATTAGGAGATTTATATGACTTTCTCTACTCGTACTTGGCCTGCTAACGGTGGAACTGCTGGTTCCGTCGTTACTTCTTACGGCCCCCGTTCTACTTCTAGTCAGTATGGCGGTGTGCTCCAGGATGGCGTGAAGAAGACTCTGACTCTTGAGTTTACTGCTCCTTCTACCGGTATGGCTGCTGCTGCTTGGGCGAAGAATGGCCTGGATGTGGTTATTCCGGCTGGTTCCATCTTTGTCAAAGCTGATGTTGTTGTTGAAACTGCCTTCGATGCTCTGACGGCCCTTACCATCGGTACTTATAAAGCCTCTGATGGTACGACTGCAATTGATGCTGATGGTCTGGTAGCTGCTGCTGGCTCTGCCCTTGCCACGATCGATGCTGTTGGTGATCGTTTGGTGGGTGCTGGTGCTCAATTGGCTACTGGTACTGCTGGTCTCGGTGCCACGCTGTTTGACTCTGTGATTCGTGTCCTTTATACCGGTAGTGCTCCTACCGTTGGTAAGGCTCGTTTGGTTGTGGACTACATTAGTCCCACTCCCTAAACAGTAGTTGCTTTGTAAGGGGAGTTGGAGTAATCCTTCTCCCCTTTTTTCTAGGATAGACGATGACGGTACAACATAGTGTAATCACCGATCCTGATGTACATGAACCAAAGGGTGCTTCCACTGCATCTGTAGGACAGGTATATGTATCTGATGGTGCTGGTAGTGGTACTTGGGATATGAATTATCCCCTCACTGCCCTAGTAGTTGAAATTGCAGATATTACAGATGTAGCTGATTTTTATGTAGTTGCCCCATTTGCTTGTACAATTGAAGAGATGTACAGCGTTATTAGTGGCGCTATTGGTGGTGCAGATAAGACGTTTACCCTATCTATTGATGGAACTCCCGTAACTTCTGGAGTAGTTACTGTAGCTTACAGTGGAAGTGCTGCTGGAGATGTAGATAGCTGTACGCCTTCTGCGAATAATACGGCCTCTGCTGGAGAAGCGATCAAGATCGCTGCTGCTGGAGCCTCTACTGGTACAGTTAGTGCCAGACTCACCCTAGTTATTAGACAACAATGAGACGCCTAACTCTCCTTGAAGTAGTTCAGGAAGTTCTAAATGATACAGATGGAGATGAAGTAAACTCCATTGATGATACTGTTGAGTCTATGCAAATTGCTTACATTGCAAGAAGCATTTATGAAAGTATTATTAGTGGAAGGGACTGGCCCCATCTGTATCAACTCTTTCAATTAGATTCTTCTACTGATACTGATTTTCCAACTTATTTCTCCATTCCTACCGACATTAATGAAGTAGAATGGATTAAATATGATAAGAAGAAACTTGCTGGAGATAGTAGCAAATACCAAGAAGTGAAGTACAAGACTCCTAAAGAGTTTATTGAGCATTGTAATACCCGTGTTAGCACAAATAGTAATGTGCAAGCTATTGCTGATCCTTCTGGAGTAACCATCTATGTGCTTAATGACAATGCTCCTATGTACTACACATCTTTTGATAACGACACAATCATTATGGATGCCTATGATAGTGCGTTAGAGAATACTCTTCAAAGTAGTAAGGTACAATGTTATGGTA